GGGTCACGGGTACGGGCTTGACGCCGAGCGCGAAATCAGTTTTCTTGATTGCCATGTTGCTATCTCCTTGAAGAGGGTTATCAGAAGGGAGGCGGTTGCCCGCCCCCTATTCCGATTAGCTCGGGTCAGATGCCACGGTATCCAGGGCGATCACGCCGAAGTCACGGCTGATCTTGGACTGGGTACCTGCCAGGGTTGTGCCGTCCGTGGTGAAGCTGGTCTTCTTCACGCCGAAGATGCTGGACGTGGAGATGATGACCTGATTACCACGGTCTTCCTGGTCCTCCTGCCAATCGAAGCGCAGGCCGTTACCGGCCGAGCCGAAGGCAACCACACCAGCCTGGCGGCCCATGAACAGGGCGCGGGCTACGCCGATGTTCGAGGAAACGCCGTAGCCGGTACCGGTACCCGCGTTGTTCGGGCGGACCACGGAACGGTGGGTTTGGAGAACGCAGTTGTTGTAGAGGCCCAGGGCACCCTTGAAGATCGGGTTATTCCGAGCTTCGGCAGCAGCAGCGGCTTTCTGGATGTCAAGCCATTGGCCGGTGTTGGTGTTGGTGCGCAGTTGGTACTCTTGGTAGGGGTGCATCACGATGACGTAATGCTCTTCACCGTCGAGCATGATGGGCTCAATGGCGGGGACGCCAGTGGTGCCGCCACCCATGGTACGGGCACGAGCGACAGCGCGCTCGATCAGGGACAGGGTAAAGATGTTGTCACCGGTCGTTCCCTGGGCCACCCAGTTTGCATCCGCGCGCGAGGTCGGGATGGCGCCGGTGTCGGAACGGGCTGCGAACAGGTAGTGGTCGGTGTCGCCAGCGGTGATCGGATCCACAAAGCTGTTGTTTGCGAAACCGGTATAGCTGATGGGGAAGATGTAGTCGACGTTGATCCCGCGGGTACCGGAGAGGTACTGGAAGATCAGCTCGTCAAACACACGGGCCCACCACTCAGACGAACGCACCCGGGCGATCTTGCGCAGATCGTGGATGGTGCGCTTGCGGGTCATGCGGCCACCGGTGTTCACACCGCCGCGCATTTGGTCGATGTAGACCGAGTCCGTGTAGAACTTGAGGTCTTCTTCCTTGCCGGCCAGGATATTGTCGCCTTCGATCGGCTGCATCTTGAGCTGCATGACCAGGTCGTAGGAGATCTGATCGCCGGCATCGTTTTCCAGGCTGGGCAGGGTTTGCAGGGGGGTTTGAGCTTCGATGCCCACACCCATGAACTTGCGATTGAAGTAGGACTCGCGGCCCACGTCGACGGCGAGGAATGCGGAATACCGCTTTACGGATTTCGCATCGCCAAGCCCGATTACGGTCTTTGCCATTTTTCATGCTCCTTGAATGTTGAGATCAAGGGCACTTCCTGCGCCCGCTCTTATCTGGAAATCAGACAGTGCGGATATTAGGTTGGCTACCGTGCGGCCTCACGCCGCGGCAAGGACGCCCATCCTTGCCTGTTCCGCGCCGGTCTTCCCGGCCGTTTTCATACGCTCTACCTTGACATCGTCCTTGACGCGGAAGGAAAGGCGGGCGCGTTGCCCGCTCTTTTCCAACACAGTCAGAACGACTCGGCCGCCGTCGATGGCGACCGATTCCCCTGCTTTCACGTCAAGGACGAGGGCCATAGGTTAGCCGCCGAGATACCGCGCCTGGGCATCCTTGGGCAGCTTTGCCAGGGCTGCCTCATAGGCCATTACGTCCGTTTCGGCCAGGCTATCGAGTTGCGCGAACTCGTCTTGGCCGGTGTCGGACGCGGCAGCAGCAGGTACGCCGGACAGGGTTTTCGGCGCCTCGGGAATTCCTCTCTTGCGCTGGTCGATCGCCTGTTGCTTCCTTTCCTCTTCGGTAAGCTGCTTCTCGTCGGGCTTCTTCTCGTCGGGCTTCTTGCCGAGGCCCAACTGGGCTTTCAAGTTCTTGTGCGCCTCTTCCAGGAACCACTCGCCGGATTGGTGGGCATTCTTCGGATCGTTTGCCAGCGTCTTGACCGCGGCATCGAAAGCCACATTCAGGAGCGGATTGCCCTTGTAGTCAAGCCCTTCCGCTTTCAGCGTGTCCTTCATGAATCGATCCACTTCCCAGGCCCAGCGTTGCCGCGCCGTCTGCTCCGACATTTCGGTGGAGATCTCGGCCTTGGTGCGCAGGCCGTTGAGCTCCATGATCTGATCGGACAGGGCTTTCGATTCTTTGCGGTATTCATCGAAGGTAATGTCGCCCGCACTGAATTTGTCGGCCAGTTCCTGCTCCTGGGTGCGCAGGCCATCCATGCGCTCATTGAAGTCTTCCGGCAGTTTCGCGTCATAGACAGGCGCAAAGGGAGCCGGATCATCATCTTGCGTAGTGGCATCACCCGCGGCGCCGGCGAGCGTGTCTTCGCCGCCTGCTCCGGCCAGGGTGTCGTCGCCAGAAGCACCGGCAAGCGTGTCGTCCCCGCCGCCCCCGGCCGCGGTGTCTTCACCGCCAGGAATGGTGTCCTCACCGGTTGCGCCATCACCCTTGGCGGCAATGGCGGCCAGAGTTGCGGCGTCGTCGCCCTGGAGCGCCAGGCGCTCCTGCTCGGACAGGTTGTTCAGTTCTGCGTCAGTAATTTCTCGTCCCATGGTTTCAGTCCTTGTCGGTTGCTACGTTAGCCATATCCATCATGCGTTTCTTGGCAAGCTCTTTCGCCGCCTTGAATCGCTTTGGATCCTTTTCGATTTCCTCTGCGCGCATTAGCGTGTCGAGGTCATACTGGGCCTGGTAATCGTCGCTTGAAACCAGGCCAATGCTCTTGTTGCTTCCCTTTGCCATGATGGTTCTCCTTACTCGTCGTCGTCATCGATCGCGGCTGCTATCAAGAGCATTCGCGCCATAAAATCCATGGGCCGTTCAGTCTTTGCCAAAGCAGCTTGGCCCATTTCGTCCGCCGCGGCTGGGGCGTGGATGATGCGACCGTCCGCGGAGAGTCCAGCAACAGATCCATCCTGCTCACTGGCAGCATCGCCACCAGGCAGGACAGGATCACGCAATACATTCCGGCGCGCTTCGAGAAGATCCCAGGAGGCAAGAACCTGGTCGACTGTCGCATCGTCCTTTCGCGCATCCTCATGTCGGCGCCCCCCGTAATAGGTAGGCGACTTCTCCACCACCTTGGGCGGAGGAACGTAGCTCGAATCTAGGTTGCATAAGAGAGCGGCAAGCATGGATCATCGCGGAACCTGGACGGAGAAGGCCTTAACTTGGCTGGCCGTTACCTGGTACAGGTGGTCCAACTTGGTTGTGCCATCAATGAAGGTGCCGATCGCCAGGCGCCCTCCGACCACGGCTGTCCCCTGTGAATAACGCAAGGTAGTGCCCGGGTCCATGATCCGGTTACGGACATCGAAGCGCCGCATGCGCTGGGTGCCATTCACGTTAATGTGAAGGAATCGGCCGCTGTTGGTGACAGGCGAATAGGCCCCGCAGGTCCCGGTCGTGTATGTCTCGCCCTTGTTGCCATAGACAATGTCGGCCGCCCAGGTGCCGGTCGCTGCCGCGGCAATGTCGAGCAAGTCAATCGCCGCCACACCACCGCCTCGGACGCAGAAGATATGAGAATGCCGCGCGTTGTTCGTGATGTCGCGGGTAATGCCATAGGCTTGACACAGAATCACACCGGCACCGTGGGCAGTACCGGCCGCCCAGGTGGTTGTGTCCCAGGTGTTCGCTGCAATGTTGTAGTTGTAGACCGAAGCCGTTGCCGTGCTACGCGCCAGCAGCTTGTCGTTATCGTTCTCGACAACAAACTTGGCCGTTGCGCTTGGCGTGACCGCCCAGGCTGCCACCGTGAAGGCACCCGTGGCACCGGCCGTATGGGAGGAAATGCGCCGACGCTGGCCGACCGCCGTTGGCGTGGTGGAGTCTTCCACGATCCGAACCTGAAAGTTCGTGTATTCGTTGGCTTGCAGATCCGCAGGCATGCCAGATCCGGTGATCGTGGTTGCGGATGATGCCGTTGCGACTATGCAATTCTTTGATGTGCCGGCCACATCATAGGAGCCGCCGCCACTGACAAACCCTTCCCCGGGCTTGCGATCGTTCGAGACGTAGGACTCGGCCAGGGCGATCATGCTGGAGTCGGTGCCCACCGTCGCCGGAAGGTTGGTGATCGAAAGGGCGACCGAGTTGTAACTGTTCGTCAGGATGTCGTAATACTTGAACGCACCCGAGGCCAGCAGCCCAGCACTCAGCAGGAAGATCCGGCCTGACTTGAATTCGTAGGCGTCGCCGGTCGCTGGGGTAAAACTCAACGGAGTATCCAGCCAGATTGTCGGCGTGGTGCCGCCCGTGTTGGCTACTACCGTGCGATATTCGATCTTGCCCGAGGATCCTGCTGCGTTGCCAATGACGGCCACCCGGAACCCAACACCATCCCCGCGGTTAGCCAACTGATTGACCCCAACAGCAGCAGGTAACGCCGCGGAAATAATAATCTTGCTTGTCGTGCTGCCAGCGGCCAGGGTGCCCTTCGGGCCCTGGGAAGGATGAAGCACCGCACAAGCTCCGGCGCCGAAAGCCCCGGCCAATGCAGGAGAAGCCAGGGGCATCCATTCGCCAGTCGTCGGATCCAGAAAATCCAAGGCGGACGCGGATCTCAGGTTGTAGATATAGGGGAGGCCGTTGACATCCGAGTTGCGGTTATCCCAGGCCATACATTGCCCGGCCGCGTTGGCGGCAATCATGTCGGACTCTGGACGCCACAAAGGGATGTCGATGATGTCCTTGAAATTTAGGGAGGTTGCCATGGATTAATTCACCGGAACAAAGTTGAAATCTTCATTGCGCACCAGGACCGGCTTGCCCTGGTCTTCCGGAAACGGACGATAGACCGCCCACATGCCGGGCTCTCCGCAGATCTCCCCGTTCACTGTGTTGAGACAGGTCGGGCCTTCCAGTTGCCAGGCCTCGAAGAGCAATCCATTTCCGTCGCGGAAGATCTGCATATCAGCTAATCCTCGATCTGCATGCTTGAGCCCAGGCCGCGTGCATCGTGTCGGCAACCATCGTATTCGCGGGAATACCGCCGATCTGCGCCACGTTGGTTACGGCATTCACCGTGCCAACCGTGGTTACTGTGCCCAGGGTTTGCGCACCGCCCGAGGCATCGATCAATACCCGGACCCTGCCCGTTGTCGAGTCAATGCTGATCGGGTTTGCAATACGATGGAGCAGGGAAAGGACGGAGCCCCAAAAATCGATTGGCAGGTTTGCCTGGTCGGAGGCGATCGTTACCGATTCGCTCTGCGCCATGGTCTTCTGCCCGAGGCCAGGGAGCTTCGCGGCCAATCGCTTGAACAGCGCAATGAGGGACCATGTTCCGGCGTCATCCGTCGCCGGCGTGTCGGCCGCGGTGCCGATGTCAGCATTGAGCGTTGCCAGATCAGCATGGAGCGCATCTTGCCTTGCGGCCGTTGCAGCCCCAGCCGGAAGCGGAACCGTGCCAGCAATCCGCATCACCTGGCCGTGATCGTCGCTGGCCGGATCGGCATTCCGTACCCGGGCGCGGGCGGCAGCATCGATCGGATCTGATGTAACGACACCTTCCCGGTGCAGGTTCGCGCCGGCGCCAGTCGTGACGAGAACTGTTTCCAGCTTCTCGCCAGTTGCGCCTACATCAAGAGATCCATCTGCGCCCGCCATTACCGGCCCCTTTCGATCCAGTCAGTCAGAGACTTTTGCTTCGCTGCGCAGACCGCGTAGTTATCCACAAGGCGGCCATACCCAAGGGCGATGTCCTTGGCGAAGGGGCCCGCAGGTTTCTCCACGTTTTCGCAGGGAACCATGTCACTTGCCGGTATTGGCCTTGGCACCGTTGGCTGAATCAACGGCGTCGGACAGCACCCGGAAAGCAGCGTCAGAGATACGGCAATTGCGTATGCTTTCATCTTTGGTTAGCTCCAGTTCTAGTGCGTGTTGTCGACTTCGAGCCGCAAGCTTCATCGCGGATCTCTTCGTCTGCTCGGCAAGGGCGATGTCGCCCTCAGTCTTTGTTGCGATACGACCAGCCTCAGCTGCCGCCGCGACCAGCTTGAGCTGATCGGCCGCCACTTCGTTGAGAGCATTCTTGTGGCCGTAGTAGTAGCTGCCGCCTCCCATGATTCCAAGAGACAAGCACCAGCCCAAAGCCACCAATAGCCATACGCGAAGATCCATTTCACGATCCCTCCTTCTTTTGCTCGGTGAGCTTGTTGGCAATGTTCGCCCCCGCCCAGGACACCATGTAGCCGGTGAACATCCAGTCCGTCATGCGGCCGTGCAGGGCTTCATAGATCAACAACCAGGTCGAGGACGCCAGCGCTACCAACTGCCCCACCTTGAAGAGAGACACCCGCCCGCTTCTGGAATCCCTGACCAGGTCGCGCAGATCGAAGTCATCATCCTTGGACTGGGCATAGCCGGCCAGGAAAGCCGCAAGGGCGGCCATCGCTATGAGGGCAAGGATGAAGTAGTCGCCGCTCACGGATAGAACACCGTATGGCCGGAGTGGGGCGCACGAATGGTCCAGTGCGACCAGCCGGACGTGGTACTCGGATGCTCGATGTAGATGCCGCAGGCTTCGAGCTTGTCCTGGTTCTCCATGCACCAGGTATCAATCTCGCCGTCCGGGTCATAGCGATCCATCGCCAGGGCTTCCTTGTGGGCAGAATGAGGCGCGCCGTCCGGGCATTCCTGGGGACGGAACCCGCCGTATTGGCTGCCGGAGATCCCGGTACCGGTAACTGGATTCGTCGGGAACCGAACGCCATCCTGCTCGGCCACAGATTGCAGCACAGAGCAGGCGACCACCAGCTTTCTGGCATTGGCATATCGCTCGGGCGTGGCGTCCTTGTGGTTCGCCCACTTGCCGAAGTAGTCAGTGACGGTTATCACCTATGGCCTCGCTCGATCAATCGATCCAGCTTGGCATTGATGGCGGTGAGCGCCGCGTCAATGCGCTGCTGGTAAACGTGGGAATCCTCGTCCTGCTTGTTGTCCCGCACCACCTGGGCCGCGACCTTTTCTTCCACCAGGGTGATGCGTTTATCGAGCGTCGTGTAAGCGTAGATCACGCTGATAAACGCCATGACCACGGCCAGCACGTCGCCGACCGAGATCTCCTTGACGACTTTCCACTCAACCGAAGCTGTCTCTTTGCCTTCGCTCATTTGTCATTCTTCCCAGGGGAGGTTTCAGGTTCTATCGTGGCCGTCATCGGTCCGTTCTCGCCCTGGATCGTGATGGTCTTCTTCACCGCGGGACCCTTCGCGTCCACCTGGACGGCGCCGGCCTCGAAGGTGATGGGAACGGTGATACTGGGCGCGGCGACAGGCGCTGCTGGTGCAGCCTTCTCGCCTTTGTCGGTCTTCGCGTCGGCCGTCTTGAGATCCACGATCTGCTTTTGCAGGCCCTCTACCAGCTTTGCCATGCGTTCCTCAACGGCGCGGACCGCGGCTTCTGAGTCCTTCTCGATCCTTGCAATGCGCTCGTTTGACTCGGCCGCAATACGGGCGGCTTCGATCGTGGCCTCTCTCTCGGCACGGGCCCGCATTGTCTCGGCCGCATTGCGCAGTTCCTGGACGGCGGCCTCGGAATCTGATCGAGCGTTCGCCGTGACCCGGGCCGCTTCCACCGTGGCCTGGTACTTGTTGCCCATGTCCTGAATCTGTTTGTCCGCATCGGCGCGCACCTGGGCGACCTCTTCCTGGGCCGCCGCGATCTGCCTTGCCGCTTCGCCCTGGATCTCCTGCAACTGCTGGGCCATCGCCCCGCCGTCGCCCCCCGTGCCGATACGGGCCATGATTTCCTGGGCTTCGGCGTTGAGCTTGTTCACCTTGGCTTCTTTCTCGGCCAGGGTAAGCTCGGCGTCTCGCTGTTGTAGCTGAGCCTGGGCCGCGGCGGCTTGTTGCGCCTGGGCGATCTGTGCCTGCTCTTCCGGTGACAGCTTGGCGCCCGGATCGATCTCGCCGGTGATCTTGCGGATCCGCGCCACGATCTCGTCCTTGTTCGGCACATCGGAGAATTCGATGACCAGGTCGAGCATTCGCATACCGACATCGGGCGGCAGCTTGCTCACCATTTCCAGCATTTCCGAGAACATGGATTGCCGCATGGTGGCGTGGAAGTCCTGCTCGTCCACCACGAAATCGGCCGCGCTCTGCGTGACGTCGTTCTCGAACTGGATAGATCCGTCATCAACCACCTTGGGCTGATTGATCTTCACCCATTCGAGGGCTCCCTTGTTGCCGGTGAGGCGGATCTGCTTCGGCACGGGCATGAACTGTTCGACCAGGGAAAGCTGGTTTTCCCCCTGGATCTGAGTCGCCATACGCAGATTGTCGAAAGGCTCCGCATTGACGACCGAGCCTTGCAGTTGGCGGGCCTCAATGGCGCGGCCGGACTGGGCATTCGTCGCCCGGCCTAGTTGCTCGTCGGTAATCCCGCCCGCGTCCTGGATCTTCTGTGCGTCGAACTGGGCCAGGCCGATATGCTGCTCGGCCAGGGCATTGTCGCGCCTGATCTCAAGCTCTTTGCCCTTGTTCCTGACGATGATGCCGTCCGGCTTGGCTACCTCTTCGGCCAGTTCGTCCAGATCATCGACAGCGCCGTTCTCCATGATGACCTGATTCGAGGCCAGGATGTGCTGGGCCTTCGACATGCGCTTGTTCAAGTCCTCCTGGGGATCCCGAATGTTCCGGATGATCCCGTAGGGCGCGTTGTCCCGGCCGCGGCGGTAACACCATATCGGCGTGAGCGGGAACCGGCCATGGCGATACGGGCTTACCCCTTCTTGCAGCAGCGCACCATCTACAAAGATGGCAAGGCGCATCTGCATCTGGATGGAATCGACCGTAGAACACAGTCCGCGCTCGATCGCGGCGCGCATTTCCGGATGGTTCGGATCGTAGGGCTGGCCGTCGAACTTGCCACCGCCGCGGATCATTTTCAGCATCGCCGGCTTGCGGTACCAGCACTCATAGAGGCGGACCCGGGAGCGACGATTCGAGGCCAGCAACGCATCGGAGGTATAGACCCGGCGCCCGATCTGTTCCCCACGCTGGTCATACTCGCGGAAGTTGGTACCCATGTACCAAAAGTCATCCTCGGCCTCGGCGCCCATGCGCTCGGAGTTGATGGCCGCGGCGCGGATCCGGGCGGCACGATCGGGGAACATGGTCAGGCCGACATCCAGATCCACCCACTTCCAGCGGAACAGATAGCGCGCATCGCTCATGTCGGGCTGGACCGACATGGAATCGTAGATCACGTTGCGCCAGCTCTCGTAGCCCGAGTAGATGGGCTCCTTGTCAGCGTCGCTACGGACGCCGTCTTCGAGCCAGCCCACCCCGCCCTTGATGGCGTCGGCAAAAGCACGGGAGCGGGCAAAGCCGGTGCGGTTCACGTCCGCCAGGTACTTGAGGATCTTGGTCTTGACGACCGCCAGGTCCTCCTGGTCTTCTTCCCTGGGCAATACCTTGAAGTCGATCCGGGTCCGCTTCTCTGTCCCAGTCACCCAGTCCACCGTCGGCTTCACCAGGTTGTAGACGAGGGGCGCCTGCTTGCGCTCGTTCAGTACCAGGATGTCCTCTTCGGACCATTGCAGGCCATCGTAGAAATCATGATCGAGGGCCATCTGGAAACGGTTGGCAGCCTGCTTCTGCCGCTCGATCTCCAGCCACTCTTCCAGCTTGGACAGGAGCTTCTGACTCTCTTCGCTATCCAGTGGATTGTCGGGCGCATCGACCGCCCCTTCGCTGCTGGTCTGCTCCAGCCATGCGTCCAGGCCGTTCGGATTTGACTTGCCCCGCGGGGCTTCGATTACCTGGGCGCCCATCAGACTTCAAACTCCGCAACCTTGTCGCCGTCCACCTTGATGGTCATTTCCCCGGAGCCGGTAGATTCTTTCGGCTTCACCGGCATGGGCGGCATTTCGATCAGATCCGGGAGCGAGTCATTCATGATGCGGGCGACCTTCATCACCACACCCTTGTCATCCCCCAGGCCCATGATCTCGCAAGCCTTGTAGGCCTTCTCGACCAGGATCTCGTCTTCGGCATACTCCCAGGCGCATGACAGGGGAACGGCAAAGGGAGTAACGCCAGGACCGCGGCGGAAGGTGGGGAAGAGAACCATGCAAGGCTCGTTGTTGAGCCAATGAAAGGCGACCGATATATCGCCGTGGGTCCGCTTGCGATAGCAGTTTCCGCCGCCGAGAATGATAGGCATAACCCGCTCCTGTGCTTGATGGGAGCGGATGTTAGAGTTCCTACCGTGCGGCCCTACTTGTCCAACATACGGGCTTGTCCAACATTATTGGACAGATGGACAGGCGCCAGGCTTTGCCACATAATTGCCCGGCATACCATGGAACTAGGAGGAATTAACGTGCGTTACCTATTGATTGCACTTGCCTTTGCCCTTACCGGATGCGCGGCGCAAGTCACCGCGGCAGGCGGACGTACCGTAGTAGTAGATGCAGGATTTCCAGACCCCGGCCTGGAGAAGGCGATTGCCATGGCCGACGCGGAATGTCAGAAGCGCGGACTGTCAGCCAGGGTCCAGGCCATCACCAACCCGACATCGAACAAGTACGTTTTCGAGTGCGTCCGGCAGTAGGATTTCATGCCGTCCTCCAGCTTCCGCCCGTGCGCCTCGGCTTTGTTTTCACTTCCGTAGTCATCACATCCTGCCCCGAGTTCTCCAGGTAGCGCGTGGTATCCATCAAGTGATCGTTTTCCTTGACGATCTTTCCCTTGTCGTCGCGACGGTAGATCCGGTACTCGCCCAGCCAGTTGACCAGGGTCTTAAACACCTTCATTCGCCCGGTCGATAGCCGTTGATATACCCGATGGATCCCGGCCTCGACTGAGTTGTCGGCCGGGGTCAAGTTCAGGCCTAGCTCTTCGTACATATCGAGCAGCCTTTCCCCATCGTCTTGGGTACGGCCACGGGCGGCCGGATCGATCACGCCAGGGATCCACTTGCCCTTAGCCTTGATGGCGTCGGCGTGGACGCTTGGCTCTGCCTGCCCGCGGTAATGCTCGGCATACAGGTACCAGGTATCCGTTTCCCGGTCATAGGCGCCCCACGTTGCCGCGGTACGCTTCCAGCCCACGTCCATTGAGAAGGCCCTGGGCCAGTGATCTGGCAAGGCAAAGGGTTCGCAGACGATCTCTTCTTCTGGAATCGGGTAGATGGCGCCGGATCCGATTGAGGGGATGCCCTTCGATCGAGCCTCACGCAAATGGACCTCGGACTCGGCATACATCCGTTTCTTGGCTTCGGCCGACAGGTGGGGTACATCTTCCCAGCCGGCCATCACCAGGGCGCGATCGTCGTCCGCTACGGTGCGGTTGCCATCGGTCGGCGGCCGGCCCTCGGCCAAGTAGGTCAATACGATCTTGGTAAGCCCCTTCAACGGGGTGAATGTCTCGATCAACAGGCCGTGCGTGGTCATCAGGCGCAGGGCGCACTCGGCGCGGATCCCTTCGTCGGATTCTTCATCGAGCCAGATGACGTGCTTCTCTGTCCCCTGGAAGGACTTGCGCCCCTGTTCGTAGGACTTGAAGCCCAGGCGGGAAATCCCCGCCGTCTCATACGTCCCGGATTTCTTCTCCCGCCAGCGCTGCACATCAACGTAGTCGCAAGCGTAGTTCGAGTTTTTCCGATAGACCACCTTGAGCAGGTCGTCGC